CTATTCCATAAACTCTCAAATTCTCTTTTTAATTTATTTCTATTCTTTCTCATTTTCAATGTGTCATAGTGGCAAATACTGCCCGGTGATCTCCTGGCAGTTTTTCTTACATAACTTTTGAGATCTTCAATGGTCTTATTTGAATAAGTTAAAATCATTTCTTAAAAAAGATAATTGAACATAAAAAAATAGATAGAGAATAATTAATTCTCTATCTTATAAACCCTATTTTCTAGGATAGTTGATTAATTCTAGAGATAATTCTCTATAAATTGAACGAGTGATTTTTTTAGTATCTGCCTTTGCTCTTTCACTTGCTAGTGTTTGAGCCGCTTTACAGACAGTAGACCAATTGTATTTAAGATCTACTTTTGTCTCTAGCTTTGAAACTTTCCCTTGCAATGCTACTACATGCAATTGACTGTCAGAATATGCATCATGTAGCTCTTGTAATCTCCAAACTTTTTTAGTGTTTGGGTTGATCTCTTTAAACTTTGCCATTTTGGTTTTGTTTGATTTGGTTTGGTTTAGATAATCAATTCTCTTTTTTCGCTTTGCCTTGCTTCAGTGGTCTGTAAAAGGTGTTTGCTCTACAAAGTAGATAAATCCTAAAGCCTGAGCGAATAAAACAAAGCTAAGATGGGAAAAGGCTGAACTTATAATTTATTATACCAAATAGTTTAGACTAATACTATATTATGTTGAAAAAATAATATTACTTAACATTTACACCAATAGTGTAGAATAGTGTATATAATAAAGATATCAACAAACCAACCTCAAACAAAATGGAAACTATTTGCAGTTGTCACGCCGAGTCTCTAGCAAGCCTAGGCATTGAGTACCTCACAACCGACAACCCCAACGAAATAGAAATTCGAGCAAAAGATTATGAAGCCTATGAGATAGACCTAGGGCTAGACACCTGGGAACTATAGGAGGCAGCAGCTACCCCCCCAGCATCACCCGACAAGGGGGGAGGGTTGCAGCATCGGCAAATCTGAACGTCGGGTGGGGGAACCTAAATATATTCTTGAAACTAAGATTTTTTATCTTCAACTTTAATAGAGAGTTCAGGAGCTTTAATGTTGATTACTTCTTCAGCTTCGCCTACAACTTTACCGAGATCAGCAAGAAGAGCTTGAACGGTTTGAAGTTGACCTTTTTTCATAGCTTTATCTATGGCACGAAGACGCATTGCTTGAATGCGAGAGATCATATTTTCTCTATCTTTGGACCAATCTTCATCATTCCAAAGTTTTACTTGTTTCCAGTCATCCCAAGCATGACGTTCAGAGATAGCATGATTTTTAGCATGATCTACGACAAGTGCTCTAGCGGGGAGACCTTCAGTTTGCCTGCGATAAAGTTGTTGTTGTCTTTTTAAGATGCGATCATCTATTTCTTGATTTTTTCTAGCCACGATTACAAATCAAGGACTTATGTATAGGATAATAGGTTATGACAGTTAAAACCGCACAATCGGGGTTAGATATTAACTTAAGGTGGGCACAGGGGCAGGTGTTCAACGATAAGAGAAGGTTTAGGGTGTTGGTAGCGGGAAGAAGGTTTGGGAAAAGTTATTTAAGTTGTATTGAGTTGTTGAAGGGAGCGATTGATAGACCAGGGGAGACATTTTTTTATTGTGCTCCGACTTATCGGATGGCAAAGGATATTGCGTGGAAGGCGTTAAAAAAGTTAGTGCCGAAGGTATGGATTGAGAGTAAGAATGAGACTGATTTGAGACTGGAATTAATTAATGGATCGACTATTGAGTTAAAGGGAACTGAGAATGCGATGGCGTTGAGAGGAAGAAGTTTAGCTGGAGTTGTGTTAGATGAGGCTGCATTTATGGATGCGGAGGTATGGTTTGAGGTTATTAGACCTGCTTTAGCTGATAAACAGGGATGGGCATTATTTATTAGTACACCTGATGGAACAGCTAGTTGGTTTTATGATTTGTGGTGTTATTGCAAGGAAGATGCGACTAATGAGTGGAAAAGATGGTGTTATACAACAATTGAGGGGGGTAATGTACCAAAAGATGAGGTTGAGGCGGCAAGGGCACAATTAGATGGAAGAACATTTAGGCAAGAGTTTGAGGCTAGTTTTGAAAATTTAAGTGGATTAGTGGCTATTAGTTTTGGTGATGACAATATTTCTGCTGAATCGGTTGATATTAGTGTGATGCCTTTGTTGATGGGAGTTGACTTTAACGTTGACCCTATGAGTGGTATTTGTGCTGTAAGAAGTGGAGATACGCTATATGTATTCGATGAAATAATCATGACGGGTGGTGCTACGACATGGGATTTTGCGGAGGAGGTAACGAGAAGATATGGAGTAGACCGAAGAATTATTGCTTGTCCTGACCCCACAGGTGGTGCTAGGAAAACTAGTGGAGTAGGAGCAACTGATCATAGTATTTTAAGGAGGAATGGGTTTAATGTTTCTAGTCCAAAGGCTCCTTGGAAGATAAGAGATAAGATTACTGCTGTTAATACTGCTTTGTTAGATGCAAATGGAGATAGAAGAACAATTATTCATCCTAGATGTAAAGAATTAATCAAATCGTTAAGGACTTTAACTTATGCACCGAATACAGGATTACCAAATAAAAATCTTGGTGTTGATCATGCTTTTGACGCTTTCGGTTATTTATGTTTACAGCAATTTAATTTAGCGAAACCAGAGACTTTAGGGCAAACTGGCTATAGAATCTATTAAGAGTTTTCTTTTTTGCTTATGGCTTATGGAGCGATGAAACCTAAAGGAAAGAAGAAAAAAAAGAAGGGAGGTAAGCGTGGCAAACATTCCTGTTAATAAAGCTCTTTATGCAAGAGTAAAAGCTGCTGCGAAGAAAAAGTTTGCTGTTTATCCTTCTGCGTACGCAAATGCGTGGTTGGTTAGGGAGTATAAGAAGCGTGGCGGTACTTATCGTGTAGGAACGGAGAAGAAACGTGCCACAAAGAAAAAGTAGAACTAAAGGTAGAGGTGGTTTAGGCCGTTGGTTTGATGAGAAGTGGGTTGATGTAAAAACTGGAAAACCTTGTGGCCGTCAAAAAGGAGAAAGCAGAGGATATCCTGCGTGTAGACCTAGTAAACGTGTCTCAAGTAAGACACCTAAGACAACAGGAGAGATGAGTTCTTCTGAGAAAGCTAGGTTTAAGCGTGAAAAAACAAGTAGTAAGAAGATAAGCTATCAACATAAACGTAAAACCACTACTAAAAGGAAGAAAAAGTAATGCCTGTATCGTCTTATTCTGCAAAACAACGCAAATTAGCCAAAGTTGCACCTCCTAGAGACAAAATTACAGGAGAAGACTTTAAAAAACTTAAAAAAAGTGGCAAAACAATGAAAACGACTAAAGGAATTACAAAAAGACAGGAGGAAGCATTAGCTAGGCATAAAAAAGCTCATGGTCATACAAAAAAGCATATTGATGAGATGAAAAAGTTGATGTTAAAGGGCAAAACTTTCACAGAAGCACATAAAATGACTATGAGAAAGGTAGGAAAGTAATGCCACGTAAAAAAGGAGTCAGCTTATCTTTAAAACGGGGTGAAAAATCTCGTAAGGGAGGGCTGACTGCTAAAGGTAGAGCAAGGTATAACAGAGCAACAGGAAGTAATTTAAAAGCACCCGTTACTGAAAGTAATCCAACTGGCAAGAGAGCAGCAAGAAAAAGATCATTTTGTGCGAGAATGGCTGGAGTAAAAGGCCCAATGAAAGATTCAAAGGGTAGACCTACAAGAAAGGCACTAGCATTGAAAAGATGGAAGTGCTGATTTATGACTTATTCAATTCCTGGCCCAATAAGAACAAGTGTAACTAGCTCTACAAAGTTATCAGGAGTTGGTAGTCCCTTTGGAAGAACTAGGGCTGTATTAGATATGATGAAGGGGTGGGAAATAATGAAAGCAGTTACAGAAGGTACTGATTATTTAAGAGAGAATTCTGAAGCTTTTTTACCGTTAGAACCAAGAGAAGATTACTCAGCTTATTTATCAAGAGTAAATCGAGCAGTATTTTCACCTTTTACACAAAGATTATTAAGGGCAGCATCAGGTTTAGTGCTTCGTAAACCTATTACTTTAGTAGGAGATCCATATTGGACGGAGATGTTCAAAATGGATGTAGATGGATGTAAATCAGATTTAGATGAATATGCAAGAAGAGTATTAATGTGTTCGTTAACTTATGGTCAAAGTCATATTTTAGTTGATTACCCTGCTCCTTCTGGTGCGGTAAGTTTGGCAGAAGAAAGGCAGCAAAACCGTAGACCATATTGGATTGAAGTTGATCCTACAAATTTGTATGGATGGAGATTAGATAGAGAAGCTAATTATGGAAATTTAGTACAAGTAAGAATAGGGGAGAGGGCTGTTTTACCTGATGGTGACTTTGGAGAAAAAATTTATGAACAGGTAAGAGTTATTGAGCCTGGTAAGTATCGAGTATTTAGGCAAAAAGAAGAAATAGAAGAGTTGTATGACGTAGAAGATAATACTTATGCAGGTAGTTTTAGTTCTCCAGAAGGTGATAGTGAGTATAAGTTAGTTGAATCTGGTGCTTTTTCTCTTGGTGAAATACCTTTGGTGACTATTTATTCAGGCAAAGTTGATAATTTAGTTAGCAAACCACCGTTATTAGATATTGCACATTTAAATCTTGCACATTTCCAACGTCAAGCTGATTTGATTCATAGTTTGCATGTCGCATCTCAACCAATGTTGGTATTAGAGGGATGGGATGATCAAACAAAAGATATGAGTATTAGTGTTAATTATGCGATGGCAACTCAGCCAGGAAATAAAGTTTATTATGTCGAACCAGCTAGTAGTGCATTTGAAGCACAATCAGCAGAAATAAAAGAATTGCAAATACAAATGGCAACTCTTGGTATTAGCACGTTATCTCAACAAAAGTTTGTAGCAGAATCAGCAGATGCAAGACGATTAGATCGTGTAGATACAAACTCTATGCTGTCTATGGTTTCAATGGAGTTAGAACAGAAGTTACAGAAAGCATTTAATTTATCTGCTGAATATGTAGGTATTGATCCACCAGAAGTAAAGATTAGTCGTGATTTTGATATTGAAAGATTAATTGGACAAGATATAACAGCTTTAACTTCTTTATTTGATCAACAAGTAATAGACAGAGAAGAGTTTAGAGATATTTTAGTTCAAGGTGAAGTTTTGCCTTCAGCAGGGGAAGTTAAATCTGAATAGTAGGCTAGTATTGTAAAGAACAGCTTTAAAGTCATGCCTGGATCTATTGATAGAGTTTTGCAATCTGATGGAAGTTATAAATG